GATATTGAATCAAGTAAAACAATTACATTTCCTAAAGGACACAGCAAGGAAGGTCAGCCTCTATTCAAGCGTAGGTTTATTCCTGCATCTCTCTTCGATAACCCATACCTTGCCGAAGAGGGTGACTATGAGGCCATGCTCCTATCACTACCAGAGCATCAGAGGAAGCAACTCCTCGAAGGAAACTGGGATATCAACGAGGGAGCAGCATTTCCTGAGTTCGACAGAGCTACCCACGTTATCGAACACTTTGAGATTCCTAACTCGTGGGTACGTTTTCGTGCGTGTGATTACGGTTATGGCAGTTACACTGGGGTTCTTTGGTTTACTGTGGCTCCTGATGAGCAGCTTATAGTATACAGAGAAATGTATGTATCTAAAGTTACAGCTTCTGATTTAGCAGATATGATACTAGAGGCAGAGGCAAAAGATGGTGGAATGAGATATGGTGTGCTTGATAGTTCTTTGTGGCACAACCGTGGCGATACTGGGCCATCACTAGCTGAACAAATGAACATGAAGGGTTGCCGTTGGCGTCCTTCTGATCGTTCACGAGGCTCACGTATCGCTGGAAAAAACGAAATACATAGGCGTTTGAAGGTAGATGAGTTTACTGAAAAACCTATGTTAGCATTTATGGATAACTGTACTAATACAATAGCACAGTTGCCGGGTATACCACTGGACAAAAAGAATCCAGAGGATGTAGACACAAAAGCAGAAGATCACTTGTATGATGCGTTAAGATATGGTATAATGACAAGACCACGCAGCAACATATGGGATTATAACCCTGCTAAACAAAGATCAGGATTTCAAGCCAGTGATTCCACATTCGGATACTAACTTAGTAGAAACTTGCCCTAAGTGTGAGATAACCTACAATACAAATATGTGGAACGACAAATGTCCTAACTGCGAAGAGCAAGCTGCTTTTAACAATGGACCTTGGAGAAAAGATAAATGAAAGCTTTTGTCTTAGTAATAAGTATATGGGGAAACAACGGAACCGATTGGGTATATACAGGTAATCAGTATGTATCACAGGAAATGTATACACAGGAAGAGTGTTTAAATATGGCTGACACTTCTAGTTGGAACAAGTTTCGAAACAATCCATACTACGACATACAACTAGATTGTTTTAACAAGGAAGAATATAATGGCTGAACAGGAAGAAATGTTTGAGACAGATGATATTGTAGCTGCAGAAGACAGCCTAGACAGTATTTTTGAAGAAAAATCTAGTGTAGTTTCATTTATAAAAGATAGATACAAAAGAGCAGAAGACGCTAGATATGCTGATGAAAATAGATGGTTAAGAGCTTACCGTAACTATCGTGGTTTGTATGGGTCTGATGTAAAGTTCACAGACTCAGAAAAGTCTCGTGTGTTTGTCAAAGTTACAAAAACTAAAACACTAGCTGCCTACGGACAAATAGTAGATGTATTGTTTGGTAATAACAACTTTCCACTAACAGTAAATCCTTCTGTACTACCTGATGGTGTAGCTGAATCTGTACACATAAATGTAGATCCAAATGCAGAGCAAGCAGGAGAATCACTATCAGGCATAACAAGAGATGAAGCTGCTTCTCCGTATTTGCTTGATGGAGTTACAGAACTAAGACCGGGAGAAACGTTAAAAGATTTACAAGCACGATTAGGGCCACTAGAAGATAAACTATCATCTGTATCTGAAAAGATAGTAGAAGGTGATGGTACTACAGGAACTACAGTTACTTTTCATCCTGCTATGGTTGCAGCCAAAAAGATGGAAAAGAAAATACACGATCAGCTACAAGAAAGCGGAGCATCTACACACCTAAGAAGTATGGCATTTGAGATGGCACTTCTAGGTACAGGTGTTATGAAAGGTCCATTTGCTGTAGATAAAGAATACCCTAACTGGGGTGATGGTGGTGAATATGATCCTCTTGTTAAGACTGTACCAGAATGTAGTCATGTAAGTATTTGGGATTTCTATCCTGACCCAGAAGCACACTCTATGCAGGATGCAGAATACGTTGTTGAAAGACACAAGATGTCAAGAACACAACTAAGAGCATTAAAAAACCGCCCATACTTTATGGAAGATTCCGTACAGAAAGCTATAGACGCAGGACCAGACTACAACCAGAAGTACTGGGAAATGACTATGGAAGATGATGACACTCAGCCAAACTCTGAGCGTTGGGAAGTACTAGAGTTTTGGGGTTATGTAGATATAGAAATACTAAAAGAACACGGTGTAAATATTCCCAGTGAACTAAAAGACTTAGACGAAGTTAACTGTAATATATGGGTGTCTAATGGTGAGATACTACGCTTTGTACTAAACCCATTCAAGCCTACACGTATACCTTACTACGCTGTACCATACGAGCATAACCCATACTCTTTCTTTGGCGTTGGTATTGCTGAGAACATGGATGACACACAGACATTGATGAATGGCTTTATGCGTATGGCTATTGATAATGCTGCACTATCAGGTAATCTTATTATAGAGGTAGATGAAACTAACCTAGTTCCAGGACAAGACATGTCTGTTTATCCGGGAAAGATTTTCAGGAGACAGGGTGGCGCTCCGGGACAAGGTATCTTTGGTACTAAGTTTCCAAACGTAGCACAAGAAAATATGCAACTATTTGATAAAGCGAGGGTACTAGCTGATGAGTCTACTGGGTTCCCATCTTTTGCACATGGTCAAACAGGAGTTCAAGGAGTGGGGCGTACTGCTTCTGGAATCTCTATGCTTATGTCTGCTGCTAACGGCAGTATTCGTACTGTTGTTAAAAATGTGGATGATTATCTTATACGTCCTTTAGGTAAAGCATTCTTTGCATTCAACATGCAGTTTGACTTTGATGAAGATATTCGTGGAGACTTGGAAGTACAGGCATCAGGTACAGAGAGCTTGATGGCTAACGAAGTACGTAGCCAACGCTTGATGCAGTTTTTACAAGTTGCACAAAATCCAGTACTTGCACCTTTTGCTAAGATGGACTATATTATACGAGAGATTGCTAAGAGCATGGATCTTGATCCAGATAAAGTTACTAACTCTATGCAAGACGCAGCTATACAAGCAGAAATATTAAAAGCATTTCAAGCACCAGCACCAACACCAGCAGGGCCAGAGGGTCAGGGTGTACAAGGTGTAGCTGATACTTCAGGAGGTGGAGGATCACAGGTAGGAGTAGGTACAGCACCACTACCAGAAGAGCAAGGATTTACAGGTAATGCACCTCAAGCAGTTGGTTAACGACAAAGAGTGTTACGATCAGTTTCAACAACACATAGATGATCTAATAAATCTAAGACAACGTGCATTGGAAACAGCTAGTGAACCTCACGTCATACACAGACAGCAGGGTGCAATAGATGTACTTAGAAAACTAAAGTTACTGAGGGAGACAGTAAACAGTGTCTGATAAAGTTGGCAAAAAGACAGGAAAGAAAACCCAAGCAGGTAAAGATGTTTACGTAACACCAGAGGGTAAAAACGTTTCTGAGATTTCTAGAACTTTTAAGTATAAAGGTAAATGGATAAATGTGCCTAGTATACATAAAGGACGTGAGTATGATCAAAAAACTTTAAAGCTAATGCTAGAAGCCGAAGTAATTAAACCAACAAGTACACATGACAGTAGAACAGAAGCAGAAGCTGCAGCAAGAGATCGTAGCGATAGATTAAAGTTTGATGAAGGTGGTATGGCAACTGAGGAAGAACGTCTTGGGTTTGTAGAATCCTATGGTGTAGAACCTGTAACAGACATAAACACTGACCTTACATTTAAAGATGCTGCTACTAGTGTAGCTGAGATGACTCCTATAATAGGAGATGCTATGGCAGCAAAAGAAGTCTATGATGAGTTGATGAAAGATGAGCCTAACTATGGACTCATTGCTGCGCTGGGTGGTGCTGCTTTAGTTGGCGCAGTTCCGGGAATAGGTGATGCTGCTGCTGCAGGTATACGTAAAGCATCAGATATGATAAAACGTATTGAGGTTGACCCTGATGCTGTAGGTATGATGGGTGGTAACATTAGGATAAAGCCTAAAGCAGAAGAGGGTACACCAACTGTAGAGGCTGCAGGTCTTACAGATGAAGCTATTGAAGAATGGCGTGAAAAAAATGCTACATCGGAAGAGTTTCGTAAAAAGTTAAAAGGCCGTAATGAAGAACTACAAGAGTTAGCTTCAGGAGTAGAAGAAGGTAGAGTATTTACTAGTACCTACAGAAAACGTGCTGATGAACTTAGACCGATACGTGTAGTAGAAGAAGTACCAAAACCAGCTACATTTGTAGAAGCAGTAAGTGCATTAAATGCAGGTAAACGTAAAAAACCTATGATTGGTTTGAATGCTTCTATACCAGACGGCGATCAAGTAACTGCAAGATTAGATATAGATGCATATACAGATTATGATGTATGGGTTCCTACTCTAACGCACCCTGAACTAAAAACAGTTTATAAACCTTCTGTTGTATTAAAAGATGTAAAGTTTATACAACCCGAAGGACGAGAGCCTAAAAAAGCTTTAGGCGTAGCTAAAGGTGGAGGTAAAGCACCTTTTGCTGTTATGTCAGGTAAGTATGTAGGTATTAAAGATGATGATGCTTTTGATCTGGCAAAAGAAGTGTTCGACTACCCTGAGTTTACACAAGTAGGTTATGATCCTACACGTAGAGGCTTTTTCTATGACAGGGAAACAGGAGAAGCAATAGTAGCGGCTGATATGGTAGTTCAGGTAGGACACCTAGTATTAGCACGTAATGCAAAAAAGATGGATGCGGAAGCATTCCCATTTAATGAGGGCGGCATGGCACTAGAAGAACAAATGATGATGAACTTTGGAGATGTACCTGACAATACTGTGGGTATAGATCCTGTATCAGGTAATGAGATACCTTTGGGTTCTACAGCAGAAAATGTAAGGGATGATATACCAGCGCAACTAAGCGAAGGTGAAATGGTTATACCTGCTGATGTAGTTAGGTTTTTTGGTGTAAAGTTTTTTGAAGATATACGTCAGGCAGCTAAGATAGGCTACGCTAAGATGGCAGAAGATGGACGCATAGGTGGAGAACCTATGGATATAGAAGATGAGTCTGGTCTAGGCTTAGAAATGGCTGACTTAGAAGTTATGGATGATGGCGCTCCTGTTGAAATGTACAGAGGCGGTACATCTATGAAAGACTACAAAGATGTAGGAAAAAATAGAGCTATAAAAGCTCCTAAACGTACTGCACCACGTAAGACACACGCAGAAATAATGGCTTCAGTTTTTAGGGATGATGATAATAACTCAAGCTCATCTAGTTCTAATTCTACTTCATCTAGTTCTAAGTCTACTTCATCTGGTTCTAAGTCTACTTCATCTGGTTCTAAGTCTTCTGATTTTTATTCTCCTGAAAATATTTCTAAAAGAGTTCAGGAGAGAAAAAACAAACCCAAAACAAAGGGAGAGGCATTTTACAGGGCGCTTACAGGTTACTTATTTGACAACGAGGATGATACACCTGACAATCGTAGAGTAAAACTATATGAAAAACCCCCAATGTCTGACGATGAAAGAAGATTTGGAACTATAGATGAACAAATAAACTTTGGAAATAACTTTGCAGACGATGAAAAAACTAAAAAAGAACCCCCTAAAGTAGAGCGTCCTAAAGTAGATAAGCGTACATCCACAGTTCAAGATTTACGAGCAGGTGAAGATCCTTTCTTTACTAAACTATATAAAAACTCAGGATTAGAAAAGCTATATGATAAACTAACTTTTGATGAAGGTGGTGACGTAGTACAAGAAGGTACAACTGGAGGTTTTGGTGAAGAGATACCATTGGCTGACACAGGTGTTATGGAAGCTCGTGAATATCAAAACAATGCAGGTCATGTAATAATTATTATGTTCTTAGACGGTGTACCTCTTCAAGAAATACCTGAAGGTTATTACCCTGTAGGTAGTGAGCCTATTGCTGTAGATCCCGGTGAAGAGACAGGTACTAGCAGTCAAGGCGGTGGACGTAGTGATGATGATGACGATGATGACGATGATAAAGCATCAGAACCTTTTAACTATAAAACACTTACTATAGACGAACTTACCACAGAAGTTAAAAACTTAAAAGCACCACCTCCTTTTGGCTTTGGCATACTTGGCTCTGTACTTTCTATGGCACAAAAAAGACACAATAAGAAAACAATAGAAGAAATAGATAGAAGACTGAAAGCAACAGATCTGCCAATATATGAAAGAGAGTACTTACAAAACCTAAAAGAAGTAGCTGAAGGACCAAAAGACAAAGGAATAGTTGGTAAGATTATTGATGACCTAACAGGAGAAGAAACAGAAAAGCCTGACTTACCTACGTTAGATGGTCCTAAGTATGACATGTTACCTGATAAATATGGTGTAATAGAAGGTTACACACCTGATATAGCAACACCAGATGCATCCACCTCATATCCATCATCATTAGGTCCTGAGATATTGAAGGAGATAGAGGAAGCATCTGCAGAAGCTGCTGCTAACGCCTTTAGTGGATACAAAGCTCCAGGAACAGAAGACGATGATGACGATGACGGTCCAACAATAAAGCCTACTAAACCTGCTTCTACACAAGTTGCACTTGACAATCAAAGTGCAGCAGATGCTGCTATGGGTAGACCAACAGATAGTAGTGATGACGATGATGATGACTCGCCTACTTTTAGACCACCTGCACCTGCCCCTAAACCATCGCCAATATATGACAATGAGGCAGCAGGTGATTATGATGATGACTCAACAGGTGTCCACAAAGGTGCATTAATGGACAAACCAAAAGTTAAAAAAGTAGTCAAGGGTTTGAAGAAAGCCTCTAAGACACACGCTAAACAAGCAGACCAATTAGAAGGAATGATGAAGAAGAAACCTAAGAAAAAATCCAAATAACTATAAGGCCACTCAGCTTCGGCTGACCCCAACATAAGGAGAAAACAAATGGCTGAAACATCAACTAGAACTTTGGCAGTTAAACCTGAAATACCAAAAGTTGTAATAGGTAGAAGTGGATACCTTTCTAATGAAGAACGAATTCAGAAAGAAGAAGCAGAACTACTAGCTCTGAAGAAAGAAGCACTGGGTATAACAGATGAAGAAAATACTGAAGATAAACCCAGTGGCGAAAAGCCTGAAGCTGAAACAGTACAGGCAGAGGGTGATACCAAACAAAAAGAAAAACCCAAAGCAGAAGCACAAAAAGATGACACTGAGCTAGGCGCTGAAGAGAAAAACTTTAAGAAGCGTTATGGTGATTTACGTAGACACTCACAGAAAAAAGAAGAAGAGTTCAATGCAAAACTAGAAGCATTACAAGCACAACTGGATAAAGCGGCAAAGCAAGAACTTGTATTACCAAAAAGTGATGAGGAGCTTGATGCTTGGTCTAAAAAGTATCCTGATGTAGCAGGTATTGTTGAGGCTATCGCTGACAAGAAGTCTAAGGCTACAGCTAAAGATCTTGAAGCACGTATGGCTGAGTTTGAAGAGTTACGTATTACTGCTAAACGAGAAAAAGCAGAAGCTGAGTTGTCTACTATACATCCTGACTTTGAGCAAATACGTTCAGATAATGATTTTCATAAATGGGCAGAAGAACAGCCTAAATGGGTACAGGATGCTTTGTATGAAAACATAGATGATGCAAAGTCTGTAGCACGTGTAATTGATCTTTATAAGACAGACAAAGGCATTAGTACTAAATCTAAAAGAGGTAACTCTTCAGATAGAGCAGCAGCAGCTTCTGTAAAAACAAAAGGTAGTAGTATACCTGACACAGATGATACTTCTAAGTATATACGTGAATCAGAGGTAGATGCTATGAGCATAAAAGAGTATGAAAAAAGACAAGAAGAAATACTAGACGCACAGCGTAACGGAAGATTTATTTACGATATGTCAAGAAAATAGTTGACAATCAAACTATTGTAGATAAAACTATAGCATATACACAACAATAAGTGTGTATGCTTTAATCAAGCACTAGCCACACAAAAGACTTACCCAAAATAATCGGCCCCTTATGGACTACCCGAAGACGTTGGCCTCTTCATGGTGGATATGTAGTGTTAATTCAACGCCATATCTATAAGGAGATTTTAACTATGGCTATTTCATCAGCAAGTGGGGGCTTTTCCAATAACTTTAGCCCCATTATGTACTCCAAACAGGCGCAGATCGCATTGCGAAAATCGTCTGTTGTAAGCGCAGTTACCAACAACACATACTTTGGTGACATCGCAAATCAAGGGGATGTTGTACGCATCCAAAAAGAACCAGACGTAACTGTTAATGCCCTACAGCGTCACACAAATCTAACTGTACAGAAGTTAGCAGACACTGACTTTTCATTAACCATTGACAAAGCTAACTACTTTGCTTTCAAAATGGATGACATTGAAGAGCAGTTCTCTCACGTTGATTTCGTAAGCCTAGCTGCAGACAAAGCAGCATACGAAATGGCTGACGCTATTGATGCTGACGTTCTATCTTACATGTCAGGTTACTCAGCAGCAGGTGCGTTAATTGTTTCAACTTCAGGTGACGCACAGCACCCAACAGCAGGTAACATTAACGGTGAGTTTTTGAAAGCTAACCAATTAGATGCTACTGACATGGGCGCACTAGGTTCAGCAGACGCTGCATCAACAGCATATGCTACTGGTGACTCAATTCCACTAGCAACACGTTTGCCCGGTGCAACTGCGTTATCATCAGCTACTATATCTCCATTGACAGTCATCGCACGTATGGCACGTACAATGGATACAGCTAATGTTGATTCACGTGGACGTTACATTATTGTTGATCCAGTATTCATGGAACTGCTAAAAGATGAAGATTCACGTCTTCTCAATGCAGACTTCGGTGGATCAGGTCTACAAAATGGATTGGTTGCAGGAAACATACATGGTTTCAAAATGTACGTTTCAAACAACTTACCTTCAAAAGGTAACGGTCCAACACATGCTGGCGCACTAGCGCAAGACGCACACTACGGTGTGATTTTAGCTGGTCAGGAAGAAGCTGTGGCCTCTGCAGAACAAATCAACAAAGTTGAAAACTACAGAGATCCAGACTCATTTGCAGACATTGTACGTGGTATGCACCTTTACGGACGTAAGATTCTACGCCCAGAAGCATTGGTGTCAGCTATCTACAACGTTGCTTAATCAAGTTAAACTTAGGGGCTGGCTTAATGCTGGCCTCTTCGTACATTTAAATCTTTGAGGATATTTACATGGCTATAACAACAGCAATGTGTACAAGTTTTAAGTCTGAGCTTCTTGGTGGTACTCACGATCTGGACACGCATACGATAAAACTTGCATTAATTAAAGCATCTATGTCTGGTACATATGGTGCAGCAACAACAAACTATTCAGATGTCACAGGTAACTCTGACGAAGCAAGTGGTACAAACTATACTGCAGGTGGGCAAAACTTAGATAGTGCTGCTATTACAGTAGACGGCACAACCGCAATAGTAGACTTTGCAGATGAAGTATTTGCTAACGTAACAACTTCAGCAGCAGGTTGTATTCTATATAACTCTTCAGCCTCTAACAAAGCTATTTGTGTTATTGACTTTGGTGGTACAGTTAGTGCTACAGCAGGTGATTTAACTATTGAGTTTCCAGCAGCAGCAGCGAGTACAGCCGTAATACGTATCGCCTAAGAGGTAACCTATGGCTATTGTAGCAGGTTCAGCACTATATGGAACAGGTGTATATGGAGGTTCTTCATTTGGACTTCAAGATGTTTCATTTACTCTAACAGGAGTAGCTGGAACAAGTGCATTAGGAACAGTAGAACCTAAGACAAGTGAAGCTCTATTAAGTGTTTCTGCAAGTGGCGCTGTTGCCTCGGTACAAGTTAATATAGCACCAAACATTACTGGCGTTGTAGGTACATTTACACTAAATGGATCAGGACTTTCAGTAAGAAGTGTAAATCGTGTTCCTGTAACAGGGATCGCACTAACAGGTTCTATAGAAGCAGTATCTGCTGGTGGCTTTGAGATTGATATATCTGAAAGCCTAGGTAGTGTATCTGCTACTGGTGCAATAGGAACAGTAGAAGCTAAAACAAGTGAAGCTTTAGTAAGTGTTTCAGCCACAGGCGCAATAGGTACTATTGTACCACACGCAGATTCATCTTTAACACTAACAGGTGTATCTGCTACTGGCGAAGTAAATGAATTAGTAGAGAATCCTACAGAAGCACTTAGTAGCGTTTTTGCTACATGTACTATAAATCCTGCAGGAGTATCTCTTAGCACAAGTGCAGGTTTGACTTCAGTTGCCATGACAGGTATAACAGCCGAACCAAACATAACAGCAGTACAGTTCGACTACAAAGCAGTTGCACATCTTTACAGTCGCAGAAGAGCAGCAATCATACCACCTAGAGCAGCATAATGCCTACTAAAGTAATAACTGGTGTAACATCCACAGGTTCTATTGGTACACTATCTGCCAATGCAGATGAAAGTTTATTAAGTGTTTTTGCTACAACTGGTTTAACTGCAGTAGCAGTAAGTATAGTAAACGGTCCTGTATCTGGTGCAAGAAAAGCATTAGTACCAGCAGAACTTAGAATAGTGTATATGAACCGTAAACCTACATCAAGAGATCGTGTTGTTTACGCAAATGAGGATTAATAAATGAGTTTTCGTTGGCCTAGTAAAGACCCAGATGAAACATTAGATTATAGTGTAGATTGGTCAAGGTTTCTTGATACTGCAACAATAAACAGTGTTAAGTGGTTTGTTAAATCTACTTTATTTAATACAAAAACAGAAATAGCAGCAGGTCAAACTTTAACAGCAGCTTCCAGTAATGCTACTACTGATAACCTACAAAATGTTGCACAGACAAATACTACTACTGTTGCAACTATAAATATAGGTGGCGGTCAAAATAATGTAGAGTATACTTTCTTTTGTCAGATGACAGACACTACAGGTAGCACTGCTGAAAGAAGTATTAGATTACGATTGAAGGAACGTTAATATGTCTTATGATTTTATTGGTCTGGTAAATGACGTAAATCGTAGACTTAATGAAGTAGAGCTTACAGGCGGTACAGGAACTAATGCAAACTTTCTTACTGCAAAAGGTGAGTATTCCATGATTAAAGATGCTGTAAACGCATCTGTACGATACATAAATCAGCATGAGTTTGAGTGGCCTTTCAACCATATTGAAGAGACAGAAACATTAACAGCAGGTATCATTAGATATGCTTATCCTGCAGATGCAAAGACTATAAACTTTAACACATTTAGAATAAAACAAAACGACACACTTGGTAATTCAACAGTAAAACTAAAAGAACTTGATTATAACGAATACCTAGACAAGTATGTTGACTTAGAGTATGCTACATCAACAAATGTAAGAGGTTTGCCTAGTCGAGTATTCAGAGCGCCAAGTCAAGAGTTTGGTTTAATTAATCCACCAGATCAAAACTATGAAGTAGTTTATGAGTATTATAGATTACCTGTTGACCTAATAAATGATACGGATGTACCTAGTGTGCCAGAACAGTTTAGATATGTAATTGTGAATGGCGCTATGTATTTTGCTTATATGTTTAGAGGTGAGTCTCAAGAGTCTAATATGATGCAGAATAGATTTGAGCAAGAGATAAAACAAATGAGAAGTTTGTACATAAATCGTTATGATTATGTAAGATCCACTGTTAGGAATATTCAAACAACTTCTGTGAGAGCGCTTTAATATATGCCAACAACTCGTGAAACATACCCTATAGAGTTTCGTGGTGGTCTTCTTAGTAATATGAGTCCTTTGCAACAAGGTATTAACATGCCTGGTTCTGCAAGAGTTCTAAAAAACTTTGAACCATCAATAGAAGGTGGTTATCGTAGAATAGAGGGATACTCTAAATACGATAGCAATATCATACCTCCATATGGCGCTCCTGTTGTTACAGGCGCAGGTCAAAGTGGTACAACTTTAAATATAGCTAATATACGTAAAGCTCCAGCAGCAGGAGATACATTAAAAATAATACATGCTACAGCCGCTGTGAATGGTGCTATTAGTAATACTACTGCACTTGTACTAGACACAAACGTTGGAACTCTTGCTGTAGGTATGGAAGTTACAGGTAGTGGTATTTCTGGAACAGTAACCATAGCCTCAGTTATAGATCAGAATAACATTGTACTGTCTTCTGCACAAACACTAACAGATGATGTTGACTTAACATTCTTTAAAGTTTATACTATTGCAACTGGTGGTGTTAGTTTTAATAGTACAAACAAAGCTGCTACTCTAACTTTAACTTCTAGTCTTCTTACCTCTCCTTTAAATGGAGATGCAGTAGACTTTGTAAGTAGCACAAACAAACATCTAACATTAGGTGTAGGTGTATTTGTAGACCAAGTAATAGTTGCAAAAAATCAAAGTCTTTTTAAAACATCAGGAAATGGTTATACATTAATAAACGTACCTTCTTACGGAACAAATGTACTGGTAAATGGTGCATCACAAACAGGTACAAGCCTTGCAATAGATGGTCTTACAAGTACTCCTCAACTAGGTGATGTTTTTAAGATAGCTGCTGCAGGTCCAACAGCAGTAGTAAATGGAGCCACATCTAGTACAACTGCACTTGTTGTAAATGGTAACGTTGGAACTATCGTGGCTGGTATGACTGTATCTGGTGATGGTATAGCAGATGGAGTTACTGTAGCTAGTCTATCGGACCAAAATAATCTAGTACTATCATCAGCACAATCGGTAGCAAACGCTGTAGACTTAACATTTAGTATTACTACAGATAAAATATACACTATAACTTCTGCTCCTTCAGTTTCTTCAGGTGGCTCAACCCTTACAATAGCACCTGCATTAGCTAGTTCTCCTGCAGATAATGCTGCAATAACTTTTTTAAGTACGTCAAGAGAAAGTGCTAGTAAAACTAGGTTTTCTAGATATAACTATAGTGGTACTGAAAAAATAGCTATAGTAGATGGAGTTAATACTCCTGCTTTATATGATAGAACAACTTTTACAGATCTTAATGATGCTCCGAATGATGTAGTAGGAGCAAAGTTTGTTGTTAGTTTTAAGAACCAGTTACTATTTGCTAAAGGTTCTAACATAGCTTTTACTGCACCTTACACAGACAATGACTTTACAGTAGCAAACGGTGCAGGTACAATAAATGTAGGCAATGAAGTTACAGGTCTTATTGTATTTAGAGAACAGCTTATAATATTTACTGAATCTAGTATCCAAAGATTAGTAGGTAACACTGTATCTGACTTTCAGTTACAACCAATTACAACTGACATAGGTTGTATAGATGAAGATACTATGCAGGAGATTGGTGGAGATGTAATGTTTCTTGCTCCTGATGGTTTGAGGCTTTTAAGTGCCACAGAAAGATTAGGTGATTTTGGTTTATCTGTTGTCTCTAAACCTATACAACAAGAGGCTACATCCTTTATTGCAGCACACACTTCTTTTACAAGTGTAGTTATTCGTAAAAAATCACAATATAGAATATTAGGATATAAAAACAACTTAACGAATCGAAGCTCAAAAGGTATACTGGGTACGCAGTTCTCAGGACAGGGTGGAGAAGGTATGTCTTGGGCAGAGGTCCAAGGAATAAACGCACACGTAGCAGACAGTAGGTTTTATTTAGGAAAAGAAACTATCGTTTTTTCTAATGATGATGGATACTTATACTCTATGGAAAACGGAAGTAGCTTTGATGGTGGTAATGTAGAGACTTCTTTTGCTACACCTTATTTGCCAATAAGTGATCCTAGAGTACGTAAGACATTTTACAAGATGCTCTTATACACAGATCCACGAGGTAGTGTGTCTTTTGACATATCTTTAAAGCTTGACTTTGACCAAAAGAATAGTGTACAACCTACTAAGATAGATTTTAGTAACCAAACAGGTCAAGTAGCATTTTTTGGATCATCTACTTTTGGATCGTCAGCAGTATATAGTAGTAAGCTACTAACATTATTTGAATCACAAATGATAGGAACAGGGTATGTTGTATCTTTACAATTCACTTCTGATAGTACAGACCCACCATTTTCACTAGATGCTATAACATTAGAATACGGAACAAACACAAGAAGGTAAACGGACATGGGAACAGGTTACACCAGAAACGATACAGGTAATAACATTGCTGACGGTAACGTTATCAATGCAGCAGACTTAGACGGTGAGTTTGACGCAGTAGTTGCAGCGTTTAACAACTCTTCAGGACACACACACGATGGTACGTCTGCAGAGGGTGCGCCCATTGAGGTGCTTGGTCCATCACAGGATGTAGTTATTACTGCTTCTGTTTTACGTCCAAAGACAACCAATACTGTGGACTTGGGTACTAGCTCTTTAAAGTTTAAAGATATACATTTATCAGGTGATCTTAACTTAACTGCGTTAAATGTTACTGATGCTAGTGCTAGTGATGCTACAATTAAACTAAATGGTAATTATCCTGATGGTTCTAGAAACGTTGCATTTGGCTTAACAGCTTTAGACAGTTTAGATGGTTCAAGTCCAGGCGGTGACAACGTAGCTATAGGTAATGCTGTACTTACTGCACTTACAACAGGTGATCATAACATAGCTATAGGCTCTTCTGCAGGTACTGCTCTTGTAGCTGGTGGTAAGAACATAGCCATTGGACACGAAGCTCTTTCAACAGAGGACGGTAATGGTGAAACTGTTGCTATTGGCTACCAAGCATTAAAAGTACAAAATGCTGGGGCTTCTGGTTTAAACGTGGCTGTAGGTTATCAATCTGGTTTGGCTGTTACTACTGGTGTTAAAAATACTTTATTAGGTGCTTCATCAGGTGTTGCACTTACAGCAGGAGCTAATAATACTGCTATAGGCTATGAAGCTTTGTCTACAGAAGATGCTAACGGTAACAATACTGCTGTTGGGTATCGTTCACTAAAAACATTAAATGCAGGTGCTGCAGGGTACAATACTGGGGTAGGCGTAGATTCAGGCTTATCTCTTACAACAGGTGTTAGAAACACTGCAATAGGTAGCTTTGCATTAGATGCTGCTACTACTTCAGATGATAACACTGCTGTTGGTTATAATGCAGGTACTGAAATAACTACAGGTACAGACAATGTTGTCTTAGGTTCCTCTGCTGGTGCTGCGCTTGATGCAGGTAGTAGTAACGTAGCCGTAGGAGTTGAAGCACTATCTACAGAAGATGGTAATGGTGAAACTGTCGCTATCGGATACCAAGCACTCAAGACACAGAACGCAGGTGCATCTGGCCTAAACGTTGCTGTAGGTTATCAAACTGGTACAGCAGTAACAACAGGGGTTCAGAATACACTCATTGGTGCGTCTGCAGGTGTAGCTCTTACAGCAGGTGCAGGTAATGTTGCTGTAGGGTATGAAGCTTTAAAAACTGAAGACGGTCACGGTACTGCCACAGCTATCGGTTTTCAATCTCTTAAAACACTTAACGCAGGTGCTGACTCATATAACGTAGCTGTGGGCTATCAAGCAGCCGAAGCAATGACCACAGGTAAAAGAAACATTGCCATAGGTGCTAATGCTTTAGATACAGCTACTGATGGAGATGACAACGTAGCCATTGGTTACGATGCAGGTACTGCAGTTACAACAGCATCAGATAACACTTTAGTAGGTGCTTACGCAGGTACAGCTTTAACTACAGGAACAGCAAACGTAGCGGTTGGTAACGGTGCATTAGCAACATCAACTACTGCAACAGACAATACTGCGATTGGATATCAAGCTCTTAATGCAAATACTTCTGGTGCTGATAACGTGGCTTTGGGTGATGAAGCTGGACACGATATTACAACAGGTAGCAGGAACACAATATTAGGCTCTAAAGCTGGAGATGCTGCAACAACTACTGATGACTCAACTCTTATTGGTTACGGTGCTGGTGGCGGTGCTATTATGACTGGTCATGATAACGTGGCTGTTGGTGCAAATGCTTTAGCTGCTGCAACGTCAGGAAATAGTAATGTAGCAATAGGTAAAGATGCTGGGCTTGCAATAGACACTGGTAGCAATAACGTAGCTATTGGGCATGAAGCATTAGAAACTGAAGATGGTAATGGTAATAATACTGCTGTTGGTTTCCAAGCATTGAGAACTTTAAATGCTGGAGCAGATGGTTTAAATACTGCTGTGGGTTATTTAGCTGCAACAGCACTAACAACAGGTTTACGAAATACTATTATTGGTGCTTTAGCAGGTGATGCTGCAACAACTACTGATGATACAACGTTAGTTGGTCATGGTGCTGGTGGTGGTGCTATAATGACAGGCCACGATAATGTAGCTGTTGGTTCTGGATCTTTAAGTGTTACAACTTCTGGTGCAAGTAACACAGCCATTGGTACGTCTGCTTTAGCTGCCAATACAACTGGTGCTAATAATGTGGGCCTTGGAGTTAATTCTTTAGACGCTAATACGACAGGTGATAATAATGTAGGTCTTGGAACTAATGCTTTAAGTGCTAATACGACTGCTGAAGCAAGTGTAGCAGTTGGAACTAACGCCTTAATAGCTAATACGACAGGTGCTTATAATGTTGCCATTGGTATGAAATCACTTAACTCAAATACTACTGCTCCTGATAATACAGCGGTTGGGTATGAGGCGGCTAAAAGTAATACTACTGGAACTGATGTAGTCGCTGTAGGTAGATCAGCTTTAGAGGATAATACAACTGGTGTTGGTAATGTAGCAATAGGTAGATTTGCTTTAGCCGACAATACTACCGCAAAGGGTAATGTCGCAGTGGGTGGCTTTGATGGTTCCGCACAACCTCCTCTTAGAGTTAATACAACTGGAGACAATAATGTAGCTATAGGTTCTGGGGCATTAGCTGCAAACACCACCGCAGACTACAATCTTGGTGTCGGGTATAACGCCCTTAACGATAACACTACTGGTTCTTCTAATACAGCCGTTGGTAAAGATGCTTTAGCCGCTAATACAACATCAGATAATAGTACAGCTTTTGGTTTTGAAGCAGGATTAAATAGCACTGGAGCGCAGAATACTTTTCTAGGACGTAAAGCAGGAAGAGGTGTTACATCAGGTACAGAAAATACTTTTGTTGGAAACAGTGGTGGTCGTGATAGTACTATAACAGGAGATTACAATATTGGTATTGGTAGTGTACCTTTAAATGCTCTTACTTCAGGTAGTAATAACATTGCTATTGGTCGTGATACTTTACTTGCAAACACCACCGCCAGTAACAATACAGCAGTTGGTCATCAAGCATTAGCAGCAAACACCACAGCAACTACTAACGTAGCCGTTGGAGCTAACACATTACAAGCTAATACAACTGGTGGCCCAAATACTGCTGTAGGTAAAGGTGCTATGGCAAGTAATACTACTGGTAGTGAAAGTTCTGCTTTTGGTTTTGAGGCATTGGTTACTAATACTACTGGTAATCAAAGTACTGCAGTTGGGTATCAGTCGCTTTACACTAACAATGCACATGAATCTGTAGCGCTTGGTTATAAAGCAGCATATAGCAATACGTCAGGTGTAAACCTTACAGCCTTGGGTTGGAAATCTGCTTTTGCGAATACTACTGGTAATTCTAATACTGCTGTGGGTATTGTTTCTCTCACTAGTAATACTACTGGTAGTTCAAATACGGCAGTGGGTGTTGCTGCACTTTCTGCAAATACTACAGCTTCAGGCAACACAGCCGTTGGTCAAAGTGCTTTAAACTCCAACACTACTGGTACTGAAAATACTGCTGTTGGTTATAATGCAGCAAACGATAATACTACAGGCAACGTTACTGCTGTTGGTTATAATGCATTAGGAGATAACACTACTGGTACTTCATGCGTAGCTATTGGTCTTAATGCTTTACAAAGACACACTACTGGTAGTGGAAACGTAGCTGTTGGTAATTCTTGTGGACCTCAAATGACTACTAACTTTGGCTTCACTGGTCTAGGCCACTTAGCAGGTTTTAACACAACAGCAGGTAATACTTGTATTGGCTACGTATCTGGATATTCTGGTAACGGTCCTACTTCTCTTACTTCAGGTGGAGGCAACACTTTGGTTGGTGCGTACACTGGTGTGGCAGCAGCAACAAACGCAAGTAGTGTAGTTATAGGTCACTCTGCTGTAGGAAAAGGCACTAATACTGGATTTATTAATCCTATAAGTGGTGTCTATCAAGGTAATAACTCTTCCTCTTGGTCTACAACATCAGACCGTAGACTTAAGAAAAACATTACAGATAGCCCTATCGGTCTTGCTGAGATTAACCAGATAAAAGTTAGAAACTATGAGTACAAAACTAAAGATGATTTATCTGAGATAGAAGCTGATGGATTAGTAGAAGCTGATATTATTGACAAGTCTGGTGTACAAGTAAGTGCTATAGCTCAAGAGTTACAAGCTGTTCTTCCTAAGTGTGTTACAGAACAAACTACAGGCGTACTTTCAGTAAACACTGACAACCTTACTTGGCACTTAGTCAAAGCAGTACAAGAGCTATCAGCAAAGAATGATGCTTTAGAAGCTAGAATAGCTACATTAGAATCCTAGTAATTAGACAGAAAAGGAGAAAGAAATGTCTGATGAACCAACCAAAGAAGAAATAGCAAAACACTACACAGCAATGGGTCACAGTGTTGATCTGCTAAATGCAGGGAAACCAAGTGATATGGAAGCAGACGAATGGACTGCAACCAAAGCTCGTAATGTTGAGCATTTAGAACTGATGAAAGCCAAGACTTACTGGACTTCAGAAGATATGACTGCTGTAGATAAAGCTATTGCAGACAACAAGTAAGTCTGTTATAATAACCAAGCACACTAAGTGCATAACTTAAAACTCTAACAAAGGAGATACGTAATGGGTAAAAACGAAAAAACCCCCATCACTATCAACGATAAAGAATACTTCGTTGAAGACTTAACAGATGAACAAAAGAAAATGTTCAACCATATCACAGATCTAAATCGTAAACTAGCAAGTTCTACATTTAACATGGATCAGCTAAGAGTAGGACGTGATACATTTATTAATATGCTTGCAGAGTCTGTACAAGACGAAGTAGAAGAAGCTGAAATCGTAGAAGAATAATTATACCCAAGAGTTGCTGCTTACACCAAGTGGCAACTTTTTACAAAACACCCAGTAAAAAATATGTCTAATATTACTCCAGAAGAACTAGAAGCTATGCTAGATCGTGCGGCAAAGCGTGGTGCTAAGATGGCATTACGTGAAGTAGGCTTGCACGATGACGATGCTCGTAAAGACATTACAGAAATGCGTAATCTTCTGGAGGCTTGGCGTGACACACGTAAAGGTGTGTGGTCAACAATAGTTAAGCTATCTACTGTAGCTATAATAACATTTATTGCAGCATCAGTATGGATGCAAATAGGGAAATAAAAAATGGCTAAAAGATTTGCAGGATTTAAGCCTGAAACATTTGAAAAGAAGATTCTCCCAGCGCTGGGTTATGATGGTCCAACAGATATGAAATCCATCAACTTGTTCCTAGCAGCTAGTCCTGCAGCAGCAGCTAAGATGGGTAGATACACAATGGCTGCTAGACGAATGGTTGAGGGAAAACCTGTTAAAGCATCTGGTGGTAAAGATATTTTTGGAAGAGACATTGGTGGACAAGAAAAAGTAAGGGAGTTTTCTAGGTCTATAGGAACAGAGGACCCTAAACCATCTACGTTCACAGGAACCCCAAGACCCTCCCCTATAACATCCATGCCCTTACCAACTAACGGTGCAACTAACGGTACACTAGTAGACACTACTAAGAAAGATTCTTCTGCTAGTAAGATGACGGGTAAAATAACACAAGACCCTACTAGCGTAGCAACCAAAGCTGGTGTTGTAGCCAGTACAGGTACAGGCACAAATATAGCAACTAACACAGGTCAGGCAGGTGCAATAAATCAAGCAGGTACTACGGCTGCTGGTCCTGCTGGTGCAGTAGCACAACCTGCTACATTAACAGCACAACAGATGCAAGCTGCAGGTGCTGCTCCGGGTATAACACAAGCTTTGTCAGGATTACAGGGCGCACAAGGACAGGTTAGCCAACAAGCACAAGTACAAGCTGCACAAGGAGATCCTAATCAATTAGCAGCATTACAACTACAGCAAGCACAGGCTCAAGCAGCACAGGTACAAGCACCTTCTGCACTACAGGCTACTCCTGATCAGTTAGTTTCTGGATCTTCTGTAGACATGGATAAAGCAGAAAGTGTACTACAAAAATCAGAAGCTGCTACAGTAAGAGATGAATTATCTGGCTTGATGAAAGACTTTGAGGGTGGTAATACACCTTCTTGGGCTGCAGGAGCTATGAGAACAGCTACAGCAAATATGGCTGCACGTGGATTAGGGGCATCATCTATAGCAGGTATGGCTACAGTACAGGCGGCTATGGAAGCAGCATTACCTATAGCTCAGATGGATGCAGCTAATAAGCAACAGATGGCTATGGCTAAAGCAGAGCAACGAGCTAAGTTTTTGGGCATGGAGTTTGATCAAAACTTCCAAACTAAAGTAAGAAATGCAGCTAGGATTTCTGAAGTAGCAAACTTAAACTTTACTGCTGAACAGCAAGTTGCCCTAGAAAATGCTCGTATGGCTAACACCGTTAACATATCTAACTTAGATGCTAGGAGCGCTAAAGTATTATCAGATGCTGCAGCAATGTCGCAGATGGACATGGCTAATCTAAATAGCAGACAACAGGCTCAAGTTGTTAATGCTCAAGCTTTCTTAGACATGGATATGGCTAACTTAGACAACGATCAGCAGACATCCTTGTTCAAAGCACAACAAAGAGTTTCGGCTCTACTAAGTGATACTGCTGCAGAGAATGCATCTAGACAGTTTAATGCTACTTCTCAAATGCAAACAGATCAGTTTATGGCTAATCTTAGCACAGATGTTTCTCGCTTTAATGTAGAACAAAAGAGTGCTATGGATCGTTTCAATGCAGGTGAGGCTAATGCACAGTCTAGATTTAACGCTCAACAGGGTAATGCACGTGATGAGTTTAATGCTAAGAACCATTTAGTTGTTGCACAGGCAAACGCTCAGTGGGCGCAGTCTGTAACTACAGCAAGTAACGCTGCTATAAATCAATCTAATCGTGATGCTGCACTTGCCGCTAATAACTTGACTATGGCTGCATACAATTCAGTAGTACAGCGTGAACGTGACATGTTAGCGTGGGCTTGGAAGTCAGCAGATAATGCAGCGGAAAGAGATGCAAACGTTATGATAGCTAATATTTCTGCTAATAAAGCTGCTGAAGGTGGTAGCTTCTTATCCAAAGCTGGCTCTAAGTTCTTAGCTACTATAGGCGCATCAGCAGTCGATAAAGTATTTTTGAAGTATTTCGATTAATGAGGATATAAATAGAATGACATACAATCCTAGACGAACATTTGAAGCTGGTCGTGGTAGTATATATAGTAGTTACAAACCGCCATCAAGTTCTAACGCTAATAAGCAAGCCTATCAATCAATGGCTTCTGTAGGTATAGGTGGCATGTCAGGTAAGCCTACTACGTCTTCTGCAAAAAAGATTCAGGATAGGTTTAGAAGAGAAACACAGAAAAGAAACACTGGAGGCTATGACCCAGTAGGCGGTGGTTCTGTAGATGATCCGGGATACAAAGGTCCAGGTTTAGGTTCTCCTCCAGATACTGGTGGCAGTAACAATAAAGATGACTCATCACAGGAATCTTTTATGGAAAAACTGATGAATAAAGTAAAGTCATCGTTTAACTTTGCTGGTGGTGCAACTCAAAATGAAGAACCAACAGATCCAGACCCAGTTTCTGTATATATTTCTGATGTATTTGAAATACCTACTATACAAGTAGGCTTTCCAAACCCTAACCCTATGAGGTCTGGCGAAGAAATAGCAGCAGATATTGCTAAGATGTTTGATACGAGTAAAGACAAAGGTTACTACCAATACTCAACAGAGGAAGGTAGTCGTTACGATGAGGTTCCAGCAGCTAGTGCTAACAAGAACTTAGAGGTAAACAAAACTAGAAGTGCTGTTGAAAGACTTCTAAAAGATGTTTTAGGTACAAAGGCTAAAGAGTATAAAATAAAAAAAGGTGATACGCTATCCGAGATTGCTCTACGAGAGGGCGTTACTGTAGATGATCTTGTAAAGGTTAATGGTATAGAAAATAAGGATAGAATATACGCAGATGAAACTCTTATCATACCTAATTCTCAAGATATGGAAAAAGCAAAAGACATTGCATTAAGAGTGACAACTAGTGGTGATGAAATGGAACGCTTCGAAGGTGAAGTTGACCTAACTGATCCACAGAGCGAGTTTAATCAGTCTACTATACCAGAAGAAGATAGAGAGTTTGAACCAGAGTTAGGCGCAGAGGCACAATCTGTAACAGGATATGATGATGTACCACAAATGGTCAGAGGACTTATGTCAAAAACAAATATTGTTAAGGAAGACTTTGATACATCAGATGTTGAATCATCTCGTGTAGCTTATGAATCGGTAAAAAAGGTTCAGAAAAGATTAAATGACTTAGGATACACAACACTTGTAGGTGATTTAAAAGTAGATGGTAAGTTAGGTGGAGGAACAGCTAGACAACTAAGAAAGTTTCAAGCAACAGCAGGTCTACCTGTAACTGCTGCATCAGGACAGCCAGTTGATGAAGCTACTATGAAAGCACTAAAGAATAATAAGTTTAATAACAAAGAAGGTAAAGACTCTAAAGCTACAGTAACACCTTTGCAAGATGGACTGTTTGAAATAATAAAAGCACCTATAGCAAAGATAGAAAGCGGTGGTGAGGCTCAACCTTACGCCACAGTAGGTGGTGATGGAATGCAATACGATGGTAAATACCAGTTTGGTTGGAGGGCAAAAACGGATTTAAGAAACAATCCTGATATTACTCCTGAAGAAGCAGCTAAACTACAACAAATGCAACTCAAAGAGTTTAACAAACTAAGTGATGAAGACAAGGCTAGAGTGGGACCACAAATACAAGCTTCACGTGCAGCTTTTAGAGATGATCCCGATCTACAAGAAAAAGTTTTTAGATTATATGTAGATCAAAACCATGCAACATTAACTAAAAACTCTGCAAAATACAGAGCAATGGACCAAGCAAATCAACTTGCTGTTCTAGGTTATGCACACAACCAAGGTGCGGAAAACGCACTAGAGTGGTTAACTACATCCGTATCAGGAACAGATGCATTTGGTACTAAGGGAGACAAGTATTCAGAAGCAATAACAGAAATATTTACGAAAGATGATATGCTAGGATAGATAATGTTTGGACTCCCACTAGAACTAATAACAATGCTTGGCTCTACCGTACTAGGTGGAGTGATGTCCATCTGGGGACAGAGCATGAAGATGAAACAAGAGC